CGCATCAGTCATTTTCTATTTCCTTCTCCGACTCACTCATCTTATGATGCATTTCCATAAGCCCCAATGTATGAGCGTGCTCCATATCCATAGATTCTTTAGCCAGATCAATCGATTCCCTGATCTCTTCAGCCGCTACCTTGGCTTTCTCTAAATCTAGCTTCTGATCGCCAGCGCTCATCTTGGATATTACATCAATTCGACCAGTTTCTGCAACATATTCTTTCACTGCAACCTCAGCTAACCTGATCTTCTCGTCTGCCAACGCTTCGAGTTCTTTTTGCTTCGCTGTGATGAGCGGTGCCAAAGCCTGTTGCTTGAGCGCCTGAGCCTGCATTTCCATCTCCTGCTTAGCTTTCTGCATCTCCATAGTCTGCATCTGCATCTGCATCTGCTGAGCCTGCTGAGCCTGCTGCTGCTGCTGTTTAATGGTCTGCATGAATGGCTTGATCTTGGATTTCAGCGAATCAATGCCGCGGATTTCGATGTTGTCGAGCAGCATTTCGATGCCTTCTTCCTCCGTCGCGATGAATTGAGCGATCGGGGGCACTTTATCCATCAAGACGGTGAGCATCTGAAAGGCTTGCTGCCGCTGAATCTCAAAGTTAACGCCTGCCTCTACCTTTATCTGGAGATTTAGGGAATCATAGTCGAGCTTTGGCTCTCCGATAGTATTCACCTTCTGATACATTTTCTTGCCCGATGCGGACCGAATAGGAAGCGACCGCGGGCCATCTATGTACTTTGGTATTAAGTCCATAATTATCTCAGCGGCTCTATTTTGCGCTTTGATGTAGCCGACCATGTAGGGCTGTGAGGCCGCATTAGACTGAACTGCGCCATTGTAGATGGCTTGGCCGCTGAGCTGGTTGTCGTTGATGCCCAGTGACGAGTCAAAGCTACCCAAAATGGTCTGGCTGAGCTGATCCAGATTCATGAAGGTTTGCATGAATTCTGCAGGCATTTGACGCTGCACGACTTCGCGTGGCTGTGGCAATGGCTTGGTCGGGTCATTGCGATCGAAAGCATTATAAATCAATGTGCTTGGGATTTGGGGGTTTATCCATGCGTCTTTGTACTCGGCGGGAATAGATTCATTTGGCACCAGCCATTGCGACTGTGGACTATTCTCTATGTGGTTAGCAATCATGATGCCGGTGAAGTTCTTAAGCTTCTGAACCCCGACAAGGTTATGCATCATGCTTCGTGTCATCTGCCTAGCTGACCCTCCACCATTCTCATCTCTTAGCATGACGGAATTACCATCAACAAAGACAATCGGCAGGAACTTGTAGTCAGTTTCCACATATTCTAAGGTGCCATTTTCAACCATGCGGTGCCGACAAATATTGACAAACTCTGTCTCGCGCGCCTTACCCAAAACAGCAGGGGGCGGCGCAATATCATCCCACATTTCGCCCAGCTTCTCGTATTCCTTCTCAGTCATCACCTGACCATCCACAAGACGCACAATCTTAGCTTTCTTTATCTTTTTCTCGTAGTAATCAACCATCATCACGATGTCGCGATTGTCGTTCGTATATGACCAATTAAAGTCGTACGTTGACAGATCGGAGCTGACTTTTCTGACAAACTTCATCCCCTTTGTCATATCTGTGCCGTACTCTGCCTCGAATTCGTGCCGGTTCTTCGGATAGCACTCATAGCAGAACATGCCGTCGCCCTTGTGCGATTCAACTGCCATTTTGTCAAAGCCAACGAGCGTGGGGTCAAAGCATCGCTTCATGATGATGTTTTGGTCGAAAGACATCTCGTTCGCGTACTCGGTGCATATTTTGAACGCGCTGAAACCACCCGAACAGATATCTTTGTAAATCTCGTACTCCATGTTATCGCGATTGCTCTCGAAGAAGATGAAGCGGATGTAACCCTCGATTATCTTAATCAGATTTGGGTCTATTGACTCTAAGACCAAGTCGCCCTGGCTCACCTTGAGATTTGGCTCTTGCTTAGCGAACTCACCAAACAATCGAGAAAGCTTAGCTTCCATGATATTGAACTCGATCTGCGGCCTATTCAGTGCATTATTGAGTGCGACATCAGCTGTTGATAGCGATGTGTTAAAGATCAGGTTACGAAAATAACTGTAATTCCTGTAATTTGCCTTAAAATAGTCATGGAAGTCTTTGATGTTCGCTTGACATCGTGCGCGCTGGTCATCGACTGACTTACCGCTGATGCGCCTATCTGCAATTATCGTTGGCATACGTTTGCCCTCAGTTTAGATATATTGTTGAAGTTAGTGTTTAATGCTTTTGCAACTTCCTTATTTTTACTTTCACTCCCTACTTGCCTAATTAGTGTCTTATCTATGAATGCGATCTTGATTGCATCGTATAGAGTATCGGCGATGTCGTCATGTCTGTGCGTATTGTTGGCGGTTATCTTGCGCATGTGGTCTATTACCATGGCTGTGTGATTAGAGTATCGCGGGAGAGAGACCAATCTCTTTGCCACGTATGGCTGCGCCTCGAAGTAGCGCGCCGTTTTAGACTTGCTGACCTTCGTTCGAGTTATGTCCCTGATATCCAGCCCCCTGATGTGCTCCAGCGTCGATATCAGCGTGGTGCCTGTCGATTTCTTCTCGATTGCGATGAAGTTCGGTGGCTTTGGAAAGTCCAAGCACGCGCGGTAGAAGTCCATCAGCTCTGATTCGAGGTCGGCTGGGACTATCCTCTCCATCTTGCAATCAATCCAGTGAAGCCCATACTCGCCGGTGACACGCTCTTTATACTTGATCTCATAGAATCCCCAGAAACTAAATACCGTGTAATCAGCATAGTTACTCACGCTCTCAGCGGTATCTACTGTGATGAATGTACACAGCATCTCGGGATATTTATCGAGTAGCTCAAAGTGGTCGGTCTTGAAAATACCCCCGCCGGCGGGCTGTGGCGTACCTTGATATTGCGCCCAATACACATATTCATTGAACTTCTTCTCAGCATCTAGCATTTCTCGGGTGATGAGGTTTGGTGCCAAAATATTCCCGTGGACATCCTCTGCTTGTAGTAGCAGATGATTCCACTTTGCTCCGTCTTTCCCCGCCAGAAGGAATGCTTGTAGGTCATCTTCATGCAGTGCATGGCCTATGCCAATGATCGGCACATTCGGACTACGCGGACGAGTCTTGATTGTGTTATTAAAGTTGTCGATGACTGACTGTCGCATCGTGTCGCTAAAGACTTCGTCGGGCTTGTGCATATCATCCATCAGCACGCCGCCACTGAAGCGCTGCAAATTAGGCAGTCCAGCATCTTGACCAGTAATCGCACCTTGAGAACCAAAAGCCTTTACCGCGCCCCCGTAGTTTGTTCGAAAGTCAGCCTTAGCCGAGCTATCTCGAGAAATCTCGACGCCGAAAAGATGCCGATACATGGGCATTTCTATGATCGATTTGATGTTAGCAGTATGCCCTGCGGCTAGTTCTGAGCTATAGCTTATGTAGATGAACTTGCAATCGGGATAATGAGCCAAAGCCCACGGGATAAAGTAAGTGATTAGCGTTGATTTTCCGTGCCCAGGCGGCAGAGTCATCCATACTCGCCGCTCTTTCATGTAAAAAACATCCGTGAGCATGCGAGCGATTGTTATTTGATGCGCTTCGCGGCTGGCAGGCTTGGAGATGACAAAGTCACGCCCCGTCCGCAGCTTGAAAAAGGTTTGCGTGAAAAGCAATAAAGAGCCGAGAAGCTTTGCTTTAAGCTCCGCCGCGCGTGGGTCACTCTCGATGCCGGTTGCGATCACTACTAGTAGTCTCTTTTGTGTTCATCAAGCAGCGGACTCATAACCGCATTTACAGCATCTAGCATCGCGCTGTGCTGCGACTCATCTGTCTTGTGCTCAACTGATTTGAAAGTCTGCGAACTCTTCTCACAGAGCACGGTCATAGCTCTGACGCGCATGCCCCAATCAATGCCTGAGAATTTCTCTCCCTCGGCTTTTGCGACTTCAATTAAAGCCTGCACCGGATTAAAGCCCGCTTTTTCGCACTCCGCGACCACGTCAAAGAAGCGCCTGCCGGTGGGGCCGGGCGGTCTTCCCCGTTTTCGCACTGCCATTAAGCCACCGGCTTGATTTTAGGCGGCCTGCCCATCCTTTTTCGCTCCTTCTCTTCCTTAGCGGGCATCTTGACCTCTTCGAAAACACTGTTTTCAGCTGTGTGCGTCAGTGTTTCAGCGGTTTTCAGCGTATGCGCGTAGCCTTGTGGTATCGTCAGGCACGTACAATCTGTCGGCATAAGCCCCAAGCCTTTCATCTTTCCGCTTCCACCGCACATCCGGCAATTTTTCAATAAATTCATGTAGTTATCACACTTATGGTTGTAGTTATCACACTTATGAGGTGCCAGCTATATCATGCGTTTCAACGTTTGTCAAGCGTTTTCTTCATCTTTCGCACCCAAACTGTACAAAAAATGGTCAATCTACTGAGCGGCTTGTCTCACTTAATCCTTGCTTGTCTCACTTTTTATGCTATACTGAGTTCAGGTCATCACATCCCGTGATGGCATCACTTAAAGGATAAAGCAATGACAAAACCATTCAAATTTTATATATCAAATTCTTTAACGCTAGAGACATTTGGAGCAGACACTTTGCCGCAAGCACAAGAAATATTAAATGCCATCATAGCGTCTGGAAGAATCCCAAGTGCTGATAGTGCTGAATCTATGCCAGAGATTTATACACTTGCTGAGATAAAAGAATTGTTCGATGGTGATGATGAATTTGATTTAGGGGGATTTGCAGACAATACGCATTTAAACAAATACATTCAACCAACTAGAGGATAAAAACAATGACAAACTTAAACGCAACATATATTGCTGATGATTACAAAAGATACGGCGAGAAAACACCAAACATAATCGCGGGTGCAGAAAGACTGGCAATCTGGGTTACTTCCGGCGGATCAGTTGACGATCCCATTTACGATTTTTTTGATAATCTCGATTACACGAATTTTGAAGCTATGACAAAAAAAGATCGGGATTCTTTGAAAATACTCTTAGTATATCATATTTCCGGCGAGGAAGATTCATTTTTATCTTTTGATGATGGAGATTTTATTATACGCGCACCCGCGGGCAAAAAACTTGAAGCATTAGCAGATAAAGTTATATCTGCATATATAGATATCTGGAAGTTCAAGCATATGTGGGACAATCGCTAGATCTAATCTTAATTAACTATCAACTAAAGGATAAAACAATGAAACAACGAGAGATTTTAAGCTTTTCTGACCGCGGCAGGCAGCATCTAATCAACGAACTCTGCACTATCTACCAGCCGCTATTCGTCGCCAGGTATCTTAGCGAAGATGCTATAGCTGAATATCTTGCTTATGCAAAGAACGCCTATAGTACGATGTGCACTATCCAGGGGGCATTTGAGAATTCAGCAAAGCCTGTCTATTTCGACGAAGATGACTTCGAGTGGAGTCTTGATCTAACCAACGCTAAGGAGGATGCCGAATAATGCATAAACTAATCAGCGGTTTCTACATCTTTTACTGCGTCGCACTCTTGCTTTTGCCTCTAACCTGTCTATTCGTGAAGCGGCCAGGCTGGTGGATATTGGCTATACTCATCAATGTGGGCTTCTGGGGATATCAGCTTATGGCTATGAGCGGAATCGGCATACTCACGATTTTTTGATGAAAGTCTCTTTAGCAACCGCCGCTAAGATCATAACGAACCTTAGCGGCATTCGCATGTCTCGTAAATCATTCCTAAACCAAGTAATCAGAGGCGGGTGGCCATACCCAGTATACAAGCCAAACCCAACCATGTACCCGTTTAGGCTATATCTCGTTAACGATACTGATGCTGTTGAGTACTCAAAGACTTACAAGGGGTTCGAGATCGGTAGGCCTAAGCTCAT